TTTCCAAATTTACACATAAATAATCCAATATTAAAAAGAGAATTAGATGCTGCCTTTCAAACATTGTTAACAATGAAGGGCAACATGTATTTTGTTCATAGTGGCACAGGTTCGGCATATAGTGCAGGAACAGAAATAACCCATCCAATGGCAACATTAGACGATGCTGTTAATAAATGTACTGCAAATCAAGGCGATATTATTATTATGTTGCCGGGTCATGCGGAAACCATAACAACAGCATCGGCTATTGATATTGATGTTGCCGGAATAAAAGTTTATGGTATTGGAGAAGGTGAAGACCGCCCGAAAATAACCATAACAACATTAACAACGGCTTGTATTGAGTTCGCAGCAAATAGCACAGTATTTAAAAATGTAATTATTATCGGTGGTATAGATGCTTTATCAACACCAATATTACTGAAAGGTGTTGGTCTTGATATTGATGTAGAAACAAGAGATTCAACAAACCTTATTGAAGCGGTTACATGGTTTTTATCAGAGGCAACATGTAATCATTTAAAACTCAAAACAAAACATGTTGGTTTTACAGATGGTTCAGGAAATACAAGTTATATCAAACTTGTTGGAGCAGATTATCCAAGAATAGATATAGATTATTATGGCAAATCAAATACAAGTGTTATTGAGTTTTCAGGAACAAAGGCAATTAATGCATTAGTTAAAGGATTTATTTACAATCAAGGAGATACAACATATTCTAAATTTATAGTTGATACCGTAACCGGCAGTACATGGGCTTTTTGGGGAAAGTGCGGAGAGAACGGAACATCGGTTCAAGGGTCACAAGATACACCAATTGCAGGATTAGACACCAGCGCGGTTGCAGCAGCTTTGGCAGTTATTGACGCTTTCCACGATGTACCAGCGGAAGATTCCGCTGATGATGTTGTTATGTCAGACGTAATTGGTAAGAAAACAGACACAGTAGCCGGAACTTCTATTGTTGCATTAAATAAACAAATAATTGCTAACATTGCTGCAGTAACCGGGTATAAAAAAACAGTAATAGCCGATGGAACAACTATTCCAAATAATTCACAAGGTGCTGCCGGATTGCTAGGAACAGCGACAAGTGGGGATATTATGATAGAGGAAATTATTTGGCAGAGAGCTGCGAATGATTTTGTTGGGCCAACAAACTATGAAATAACAACAGATAATGTGGCAGGTTTGACAGGTGCTGCTGCGCCTCAAGTTGTTGCAACATTAAACAAATTTAATGCTAACAAGACAGGGATTGCAAGTATTGACGGGTCTACTAAACAATTGCCTTTTGTCCTTGAAAGTGGCAAAAAATTATATATACATGGGGACGATGCTGCCACAAGTGCCGGCGGTTCAACTAATTTTTACATAAGGTATAAAAGTTTAGCAGCTGGGGCAACACTTGCATAAAGGAGGGTTTTAAATGTCTATTCCAAAATTAACAGAGTTGACAAATATTTCACTCGGTAATTTGGGCGGTAAATATTCCGGCGCAGCTACAATAACACCGGCGACCGGATTTGTATTTCAGGCAGTTCAGATATTGGCCGATTCAACTATCACCCTGGTTGGTGATATTACTGGAATAACAACTATTCCAATGTTAGCTGGAACAGTTGTATATGGTAGGTATACAAGTTGTACAATCGCTGCCGGTGGGTCTGTTATATGCTATAACGGGGTGTAAATATGATTGCAACATTAACAGAAGTAAAAAATATATTAGGGATTGAAAACGCTTTGAATGATTCCAGAATTAAATTTTTAGGCAATATCATTGAGGAAGAAATACATGATATTTGTAAAAATCACTTTATCAGAGATATTGACATTGATAACGCTAAATATTTGGGTTCTAATACTATAAGTTTTGAAGCTTCAACAAATAAAATATTAGATTCATCTAATGGATTAAATAGATTTATTGTTGGCAACACTATAAAAATAATAGGAAGTTTGGAGAATGACGGAATATATTATATAAATTCAGTAGATGCCGGAGGGGCTTTTTTAACTATAGATACTGATTATGGAGAAATAGAAGATGAAGCGGTCGGTGAATATGTTGGGGTTTATAAAATATGGTATCCAAAATCATTAAAATTTCCTTATGCAGCAATGATAAATTATAAATTATCAAAGGACTCCAATAAAATTGATAAAGGGATTAATAGCGAAAAAATAGACGACTATAGTATTTCATTTGGAATATCAAAAGTTTATTATGGTTATCCAACAAGTATTATAAACATGTTAACACCATATAGAAAATATTATTAGAAGGGGAGTGCTATAAATGGCTGTTGCAGTTTTAACACCAAAACAATTCAATTATAGTGGAGCTGAAGCTTACAGTGATACAAGCGATTATGTGGCAGCGACCGCTGTTGATGGTTTTGAGTTTTTAAATGACGGTAAAACACTAGTTAATATAAAAAACGACTCCGGAGCTGTAGCATTAACAGCGACTGTTGACGTACCAAACACATGTGATTTTAATGGATCATCGGTTCATGATGTTGCCATTGTTATCCCATTTGGTGACGATTGGATTATCGGGCCATTTCCTACACATATATTCAATGCGCCTGATACTGGCAAAGTAACCATTAGATTATCGGCATTCGCTGACATAACAGCGTGCGCCTTTAAAATCGGATAAGAAAGGAGTGGTTTAAATGGCATTACAACAGTTAACACCAATTGCAATTAATTATAGTGGAAAAGAATTTAAATCCCTCACAACACAATATACAACAATGGCGGTTGAGGGTGGATTCTTTGTAAATGATGGAAAGACATTTTTACATGTAATAAATGTGGCAGCCGGTGGTGATACTATCGTAACTGTAAAGAGTGCGCAAGAATGCGATCAAGGTGGCACGCACGATATAACAGTTACAATACCAGATGGGGACGACTTCATAATTGGGCCATTTCCAACATATAGATTCAACGAGACCTCAACTGGTTATGTCTCGTTTACTGTCTCAGAGGCAACAAATGTTACAGCTGCTGCCTTTAAGATGGCATAAAATATTAATATAAGGAGGTGGGGAAATGTCAACACCAATTAAAACAAGTGTTCCAACAGCGACCGGTACATGGCAGGGAAACGGGATTATATATAAAGAGTATTCAGAAACAACACAGCGTGAAGTTGGGGCAACAAGGGGCGATATTAAATTTTCTAATGATAGAGAATTTAAACATATTGATTTTAATGGGCAATATGGAATGGTAGAAGGTAATAGAAGAATTACAAAATCCCAGCCAGTTCTAACATTTGGATTATTAGAGTTAACACATACAAATTTTAATGATTGTTTTGCTGGTTTATCAGTATCAGATGCCGGAACTTATCACGAAATTACAGACGATTTAATAATTGCTCCGGGCGATTATCACGAAAATATCACATGGGCAGGAGTCCGGGACGATGATAAATATGCATTAATACAATTATTGAATGTCTTGGGAGATGGCAAAATTGAATTTAATATAAAGGCACATGAGGATATTGTCTTAGATGTACAATATACAGCTCATTATGCTAAGGAATCTATGGACAGTCCACCATGGAGAATCAGACTAGAAGATTAATATAATACTTTTAATGAGGATGTATGATATATATACATCCTCTATTTAATAGAGAGGTGTATAAAATGGCAATTGAGGATTATTTTGTGGATATAATAGTATTAGAACAAATAGGAACCCAAACAAATCAAATAGGGGGGATTCAGGATAATTGGGGAGAGGTTAAAACTTTAAGAGGTATTATTAATTGTAAAAGTGTAGAACCTTCAATTCTATCTGGAAAAGCCGGGGAAAATTCGGAGTATAACGGGTTGTTTGAATATTGTGAGAACGCAATAAATTATTTAAAACCCGAAAACAGATTTAAGGATCCAGAAGGAAACATCTATAAAATGTCAGGTAAATTAAAAAACACAATTAACCAAAATCATCACTTTAAGGTAGAATTAATTTATGTGGAGTATATAGAGTAAGAGGTGATAAGATGGCACAAGCAAGGGCAAGTATGAGATTGACAATAAATAACTTTGATAAGGCTAAAAATATTTTTGAAAAAACAGCTTGGAATACATTAAAAAAAATGGGAATGTTTTTGGTAGCTGAAGCAAAAAAGAGATGCCCGGTCGATACTGGCAGACTAAGGGGAAGTATACAATATTATTTGTCTAAAATTTGGGGTAAAAATTATTTAACTATCGGGGCGACCGCTGAATATGCTATATTTGTTCATGAAGGGACGAGAAAAATGAGAAAAAGGCCTTTTATAAAAGATGGTATTCTTGAAAATATAGGCAAATTGCAGGAAATAGCTGCTAGAGAATACGAAAATAATATAAGTGGGAGGTAATTTATGTCAATTAAAAATATTAGTTATGCGACAAAATTAGTAATAGTAGACATAATCAAGGAAGTTTTTCCAAGGTGTTTCAATCAACTTCCTTTAAAGAATATTGAATATCCCTTTGCAGTTTATGAGATAGAGATATTTGATAATCATCCGGGCAACATTTTAAATTTAATAATTGACTTGTGGGATAATAAAAAAAATCAATTAACTTTTCAGAACTTAGCTGATGATTTAGTTGAAAAACTAGATTATATAAGCAATGCAGATAATAACAAGACAGTACATTTAAACGGTATTATAAAGTATAATAGAGATATACCCACTCAAGAGGAAGATTTGGTCAGGGTACAGTTACAGGGAGAATATAACCTATACAAATCATATTAATTAAAAGGAGATTAGAAAAATGAAAATTAACGGGAAAGAATACAACTATAATTTACAAAGGGAACACGTTCCATTATTTACAAGGATAATAGGAAAGTTAAAATTAAAGCCTGATTTAACGGGAAATTTTAACGAAATATTATTGATGATATCTATGATACAAGAAGCATTATTAAATTTTGATACTGCTTTGGAAGATACATTAATTTTTATTTCAGCTATTTACAATGTAGAACCGGAAGAAATAAAAAAACTAGGACTAATAAATGAGATCAAATTGTGGGAAAACTTTTTAAATGATAAAGAAATAATAAGTTTTTTATCACGTGTGTTCAAGTCCAAAATGATGGCTATGAAGAAGAATTAGAATTAATTTACACTAATTATCATAACCCGGAAGCTATTTTAAAAATGAATTTTATATTGGCCGGGAAAATAATTCAAAAAACAAGGGAAAAAATCTTTGATGCCAGATTATGGGAAAGATGGCTGGTAGAACTCCAAGGGATGGACAAAGATAATTTTATTAGTTTTGACGATTATAAAAAGAAAGTACTTGAATATAGCAGAATAAAAAACAGGACTCAGGAAGAAAAAGAAATAGAATTAGAAGAGTGCAGAAACAAAGCAAGAGAAGCAATTAAAAGATTAGATCCTTTGAAAAACTTCGGGAAGGAGGTAAAAAAATAATGGGATTATTTAATTTATTTCAGTTATCCGGTCAGGTTATATTGGATAGTGCTGAGGCATTAACAGGTCTTGGAAATGTCCAGAATGCTGCAACAAGAACCGGCGAAGTATTTAAAAAAGTTGGTGGTGGGATATCAGCAGCTGGTAAATCATTATCAACTTTTGTTACCCTTCCAATATTGGGGGCGATGGGTGCCAGTATAAAATTAGCTAGTGACATGAATGAGACAGTATCAAAAACAGGTGTTGTATTTAAAAAAGGTACTCAAGAGGTTTTGAATTGGTCAGATAAAACTTTGAAATCTATCGGACTGGCAAAAGGTACAGCTCTAGATATGGCAGCTGTTTATGGCGATATGGGGACAGCAATGGGCTTATCAGGGGCAGAGGCGCAAAAAATGGCAATGGATTTAGTAAATTTAACAGGAGATATGGCATCTTTTAAAAATATGCGTCCTGATGAAATACATATTGCACTTACAGGAGCTTATACTGGAGAGACAGAGGCATTAAAAAGATTAGGTATTGTAATGACAGTTGCAAATTTAGAAGCCTTTGCGTTGAGCACAGGCATTAAAAAGACATATAAAGAAATGACACAGTCGGAAAAAATACAATTAAGATATAATTATATTATGAAAGCATCTAAAAATTCCATTGGAGACTTTGAAAGAACCCAAGCATCGGCATCAAATCAAATGCGAATATTTACAGAAGGTTTGAAAGAGTCCGGGGCAAGAATGGGAACTTTAGTTTTGCCATTCTTCACAAAAGCGGTTAATACATTGAATAGATTACTAGATGCCTTTTCAAAATTAAGCGAACCCATGCAAAAAGTATCAATATTTTTAGCTTTATTAGCTGCAGGAGTCGGACCTTTATTGATTGTTACAGGTTCTTTAGTTGGTGCTATAGGTAGTATTATAACCGTTGTTGGTGTTTTATCACCTCATATAACAGGTATTATTGTTGGTCTATCTGCAATAGTTGGGGTAGTTACTTTGTTAACTACTGGGTTTGTAACAATGGCAGCAAAAACCGGATTAGTTCAAAAGGCTTTTAATTTTATAAAAGTAACAATTGAGGCATTAAAAAATGTAATGAACTTAGATTATGGCAAAGCCATGAAGTTATTACAACAAAATTTGGGAATGAGTGAGAAGGAAGCTGCAAAATTTGTTAACAAATTGATTATTGTTGGAGAAAAAATCAATGATTTAGTTGGCATATTCAATAATTTTAAAAGTATCTTAGATGTTGTAAAAAACATTATTTCTAATGATTACAAGGCAAACATGGATATTTTAACAAAAAAATTCGGATTGACTGAGAAGGAAGCTGCCAAATTAATCAATAGATTTATTGAATGGAAAGATAAAATAACAGATATTTATACAACAGTAAAAGATAAGTTAATTGTAGCTTTTGAATGGATGTTTAATAAATTTGTAGAAATGAAAAGCATAGACACGTCTTTTATTGTAAATATGATAAAAGATATAGTTACATGGATTAGTCCGATGAAGGATGGCTTTATATTATTAAAACAGTCAGTTACTCCATTAATGCCAATTTTTAAAGATTTTGCGACCATTATTGGGGCGATTGTTGTTAGTGCTATAGGTGTGTTTTTAGGTGTATTGAACGGGGTTGTCGCTGCTGTTCCTTATGCCATTAACGTTATAGCCGGATTAATTGGAATAGTAACAAGTATATTATCTATGTTAAGGGGATTAGTAACTTTTGATGCCGATATGTTTGTCAATGGTATGACGAAATTATGGGATAATATCAATTCTATCTGGAATAATGGTTTTAGAGTGGTCTTTTTTGGAATTAAGGGATTTGTAACAACTGTAGTCAAGTTTTTTAAAGGTTTATATAATACTTTAGTTGGAAATAGCATTATCCCTGATTTAATAAATGGGATTATTAAATGGTTTGGCAAACTACCGGGAAGGGTTTATAGTTATATATCAAACCTTGTTAGTAGTGCTGTTAGTAAGTTTAATAGTTTTAAAAATTCTGCAATATCTACTATTTCAAGTTTTGTTAATAATGCAATAAGTAAAATTAGTAGTTTTGTTAGTAATTTTGTTTCTAAAATTGCAGGGTTACCGGGCAAGGCAGCAACACAATTTAATAATTTAAAATCAAAAGCATCTTCAATTATTGGAGGTATCGCCAAAAGTGCCTATACGTGGGGTAAAAATTTGATAGGTTCCTTTATAGATGGTATTGTTTCAAAGGTTGGAGCACTAAAACAAACTTTACAGAATACCGCTAATAAAATAAAGGATTTTTTAGGGTTTAGCTCACCAACAAAGGAAGGAGCCGGAAGTACTGCTGACAGATGGGCTCCTAATTTAATGAGAATGTTTATAAAAGGAATAATCGATAATAAATCAAATTTAAAAAATGCAATGGCTGATATATCAAATGTGTTGGCAGTCGGAGACATGAAAAATGTATCAATGGCTGGAATAAATACCGGGTCTTTTAGTTCAGGAAGTAGATTGAAAGAACAAATACAATTAATAATTAATAACCCTAAATTTTTTAATCAACAGGATATAGATAAAATGATGAATCCAGTTGTTAAAAGGTTACAAACTACTTTAGGAAATAAGAGGGGGTAAATTATGCCATATAAATTGTTAATTGATAATGATAATGATAATGTTTGTGAATATGAGATTAAAATGGAACCGGGTTGGAGTGTAGAAGAAAGAATAAATTATAAATCTGGAATGGCTTGTATAATTTCAGATGATAGAGGGGCAACAATAACAAAACATAAACTAGTAGAGCTCTACAGTCCTACAGATATTCATTTATGGAGTGGAGTAATAACAGATATTGAAAAGTATGAAGAAATACAAAACGAAGTAAGATATGATTTATCAATTGAAGATAATTCTTTAATTGCGACTAGATCGCTTGCTAAAATAGCTTACGAATCTAGAACTATAGATTATATAGTTAAAGATTTGATTAGTAGGTATTTAGGAAATACAGTAAATACAGATTATGATTTTGGGATCCGGGAAGGAACCATAGAAGAAAATTTAATTATATTATCAAATCAGATTTTTAACTATTTAACTATTTATGAATGTCTTGATATATTAGCTGAATATGGCTATATATGGAACATAGACAAAGACAAAAAGCTAAATTTTCATTCAATAGGATATATAGTAAACCCTATCAAATTTGATAATTTAACGAGTCCATTCGGGTTTTATAATTTTCGGTCTAAGTCAACAATAGCCAATTACCGTAATTATCAATTTGTCAGAGGTAACCAGATGTTGACTAATTATAGAGAGGATGAAATACCATCACCAGTTGCCGATGGTGTTATAAAATCATTTACGGTCAAATTTCCTATTGCTAAAACTCCATTGATTGAAGTGGATGGAATTGCCCAAGCGGTAGGTGTTAACGGGATTGACTCGGAAGATGATTTTGACTGGATGTGGTCGTATAATTCAAATATTTTATCAACATCGGATTCAGCAGCAGCTTTGGCAGTTGGAACAGATATAAAAATTAATTATTATGGATTAGTACCAATATTAGTTGGTGCCAAAAACCCGGCCGAAATTGCAACAAATGGAATTTATGAACACTATGTTAAAAATGATAATTTAAATTCTATCGCCGATGCAATGCTTTTTACTCAGGAACTTTTAAATAAATATAGCAATTCGGCCGATCATTGTACTTTTGATTTATACGAAAAAATTTATAATACCATGGAACAATTTGATTTAAAACATAGTGTTTTAGGCATAGACGAGCGTTTTTTAGTTGAGGCTATAACCTGGGATTCATCACAAATTGACGAAAATAACATTGTATACCATTACAAAGTTTTAGACGGAGCAGCTCTTGGAGGTTGGGAAGAATTTTTCAAAAAACAATTCAAGCCTGAATATGTTGAAACAGGAGCAGGGGAATTAATTGTTGCACTTGAAGAAATTGACGAAACAATATCATATGCTGGAGTATATGAGGTTATCGAGTATGATGATTTATTATTCCCTGATGATTTATTATTCCCTGATGACAATTTGTTCCCAAACAATAATAATATTAATATTTTGGGGGGTGCTAGTGATTGATAAAAAATAAAATTAAAGTTAATGGAAGATTTGAAATATTTGAAAATGGAAAAAAGATTCAGGAATTTAATAATTTGATAACTGAATTACTTCTTGATGAAATGATCGGAATTTTAGCCGGATATATCCCAAATATTGATATTAGATATTTAGCTATTGGACTTGATCCCGTTCCAATTCCAGCTGCTTCTGATACTTCCTTAAATGACGAGGAAGAAAGATATTATTTTATTTTTAGAGGATTAACAGCTCCACCGACTTATGGGGAGGTGGTAACTGATTTTTATATATCAAGTGGTGAAGGTAATTTCACTATAGAAGAATTAGGTGTTTATGGGGGAAATAATGCGACCTCGGTTTTAGGGTCGGGAACGCTTATATCTCACGTTTTATGGAACTATACTAAAACTAGTGCGGTCGAATTATTAATTAGGTATACCGTAACTTTAAGCTAAGAAAGGGGATGTATAATATGACTAAATGGGAAAAAAAATATGATAAAGAAGATACGGATTTATTTTTAATGGACTTATTAAAAGATTTAACAGGTCAAAGTAATTATTATCGAATTGAAAATATAACAGTAGAAAAAACAGAAAAAGAAACTAAATATACTGTTGATATCTTATTTTTTAATCAAAAAAACGAAGGGAAAGTTTATATTGCCAAAAAAACAGGCGATGACGATAAACAAATAACAACAACAGAAAAAGAAAAAGAAAAAGATAAGGAAGTGGAATAAATGGCTGGATTTGGTAATTTTACGCCTTTAACATGGGCTAACGGTGGAGCACCGGCAATAAATGACACAAATTTACAATCGGCGTGGGATATTTTAACAACGTTAGATGGTGAATTTTACAGGGCGCAAACTTTGAACGCTGATGATCTTCTAGAATATTTTTACCATAGTAACTGCAAAGAAATTGACAATTTTACCAATTATACTGAGTATACCGCTTGGGCATCTACTACCTTATCAAATGACACAACAAACAATACAATGGGCGTAAATGCAATAAAAACATTGGAGTCAGATAACACTGCCAGCTATGTTGGCATGTGGAAAAACATTACTTCTTTAAATTTAAATACTTTTAATTATGGTGGGGCTTCGAGTGCTGATGATATTATTTTATGTGTTTTTTATATTTACGATGTTACAAAAGTTGATACAGTTACCTATAAATTAGGGACTGATAACGCCAATAACTATAATGTAACTTATGCTGCTGCTACTTGTGTAACTG